GTTTGATATCGTAGATGATTTTCGTGTAGGCAAATTTGCCAATTACACATTGAAACATTTCATTGAGCGTGTTAAAATATACGATGAAGAAAAGTTCAACTATAAATTTTACAACATAGAACTAAAAAATGGAAACAACGACCAACAATAATATCAAGATTGTCAGACTGCAAAGTGGTGAAGATATTATGGCAGATATTATTCAAGATGAAGAAAATGACACCATCTTTTTAGATAACCCAATGCACATTATCTTTAAAAGAATACCTACAGGACAAACTGTAATGATGATGGCACCATGGTTGCCAATTGAATTGATTAAAGAAAATAATGCGATTGTATATGCATCTGACATTCTTACAATCATTGAACCTAAAGACGATTTAGTTAGGTATTATGGTAATGTTGTGCATGAAGCGCAACACAGAATGGAAGAACAAAGAAATTTTAGTGAATTGGATGACGAAGAAGATGATGAAATTGAGGAAGAAGAAATCAATGAAGAAGAATTGTTTGAACTACTTAGAGAGAAAAGAAAGAGTAACATCCATTAATCAATATCAAACGGAACACCATGATGATACATGTTGTCAAGCCGTTTGTCAACAGAAAAACAGGTAAATATTATGACCAAAGCGACAAAACATTATGTGAACAATGCCGATTTTTTGCAGGCGTTAATTGAATATCGTGACAAATGTTCGACTGCAAAGAAAGATGGTAAGGAAGACCCACAGATTCCAAACTATATTGGAGAGTGTTTCTATAAAATTGCAGACCACCTGTCTCGTAAACCAAACTTCATATCATATTCTTTTCGGGATGAAATGGTTGCAGATGGCATAGAAAACTGCCTAATGTATTTCAGAAACTTTGACCCCGACAAGTCTAAGAACCCATTTGCCTATTTTACACAAATCATTTACTATGCATTTCTTCGCCGTATTATGAAAGAGAAGAAACAACTCTATGTCAAATATAAGGCAACAGAACAGTTTGGTATATTAGATGAATATGAAATGTTTGAAGATTCAGACGGCAATATGAAACAGTTCCAATTGTATGATAATATATCGGAGTTCATTCATACCTTTGAAGAAAACAAACGCAAGAAAAAAGAAGGTAAGTCTAAAGGTCTTGAAAAATTTATGGAAGAAGATTTACCTGAATAACTGTTGACAACCTTTGAAAAAGGAGATATAATGGATAAGTTAAAAGTGGAACACCATATTAAAGTCTTAGAAGAAAGACACCGAACATTGAACAAAACAATTGATTCACTCGAAAAGACAGGCAACTTCTCTGATTTTAAAATAGAAGTTATGAAAAAACAAAGGTTAAATCTAAAAGACCAAATAGAACACTATAAAAAACAGTTATGAAATTATGCATATTGGGTGACACACACTTCGGTGCTCGAGGTGATTCTTTAGATTTCCACAAATACTTCCAAAAATTTTATGATGAGGTATTTTTTCCCTATCTGATTGAAAACAATATTAAAGATGTTTTTCAGATGGGTGATTTGTTTGACAGACGGAAGTTTATCAACTTTAATTCACTCTACCTATCTCGTAAATATTTTTTCGATAAGTGCGACAGACTAGGTATCAAACTACACACATTGATTGGCAACCATGATGTAGCATACAAGAATACCCTTGAAGTTAATTCACCTGCATTGCTTTTAAATGAGTATCACAACATTGAAATCTATGAAGATTTTCAAACAGTAGATTTTGATGGCATCGGTATTGATGTTGTGCCTTGGATTTGTGATGACAATGTGGATGATATCTTCAATCACATGAAAGAATCGAAATCGCAAATTTGTTTTGGGCATTTTGAAATTGCCGGTTTTGAAATGGACAGAGGCAATGTTTGTGAAACTGGTATTGACAAAAACACATTATCAAAGTATGATGTTGTGTTAACTGGTCACTTTCATCACAAGTCAACAAATGGTAATATTACCTATGTTGGCACGCCTTACGAAATGACATGGGCAGATTATAATGACCCAAAAGGTTTCCATATCTTTGATACTGAAACAAGAGAACTATCTTTTGTGCAGAACCCTTTTGCCATGTTTCATAAAATTAATTATGATGATGGTTCAAAAACATTTGAAGATTGGAAAGAATATGACTTTAACAAACTGAAAGAATGTTATGTCAAAGTTGTTGTTCTGAATAAACAGAACCCGTATTTGTTTGACCATGTGATTGACAACCTATACAAAGCAAGTGTATCAGATTTGTCTATTGTGGAAGATTTCACAGAAAATTTAATTGATGATGACCAAGATATTGTTGACCAAGCAGAAGATACAATGACTATACTATCAAAGTATATTGACAATCTTACGCTTGATGTTGAATCCGAAAAACTTAAAAATCTAATGCGTGAACTATATGTTGAAGCATTGAATACAGAAGTGGCTGAATGATACTATTTCGTTTTGTTCGTTGGAAGAATTTACTTTCAACAGGAAATTATTTTACTGAAATAAACTTATCTAACAATTCAAACACATTGATTGTAGGTGAGAACGGTTCAGGTAAGAGCACAATGCTTGATGCATTGTGTTTTGGTCTTTTTGGCAAACCATTCCGTGATATCAACAAACCGCAATTGTTGAACTCAATCAACAATAAAGATTGTGTAGTTGAAATTGAATTTGATACAGGTAATAAGTCATACAAGATTATACGGGGTATCAAACCTAATGTGTTTGAGATTTATTGCAATGGCGAACTAATCAATCAAGAAGCCGCAAGTAGAGACTATCAAGAATACCTTGAGAAGTTTATTTTGAAATTGAACTACAAGTCTTTTACACAGATTGTAATTCTTGGTTCTGCATCATTCACGCCTTTCATGCAATTAAGACCGGCAGACCGCAGAGAAATTATTGAGGACTTGCTTGACATTCAAATCTTTTCAACCATGAATGGTTTGGTTAAAGACCGATTGAGTAACAATAAAGATTTGCTTGCAAACAAAAAACATGAAACTGATTTGAATCAACAGAAGTTTGATATGCAGAAAAAACATATCGATGAGTTGAAACAAAACAACGATGACAAGGTGAAAGAGTATGAAGCGGAGATTCAATGTAATAGTAATACCGTATCCACCTTACTCTCTAATGTTAACATCTTATCAACAGAGGTTAAGAGTCTCCATACCATTGTGGCAAATAAAATTGAAACAGAGACTAAGGTCAAGAAGATTACAAAACTTGAATCGCAAATTGAAATCAACTTATCCAAATTTCGTAAGGATATCGGTTTCTTCCAATCGCATGATAATTGTCCAACATGTAGGCAAACCATTGCCATGGAGTTTAAAGAAGAAGAACTTAGCAATCTCGGCACTAAAGTTACGGAATGTGAACATGGACTCACACAACTTGAACAAAAACTAAATGAAGAACAAATAAAGTTAAATGAGATTGCAGAAAAACAAAAAGAGTTAAACACTAAACAGGTTGAAATTGCAACCTTAAACACCACAATCACCGAAACAAATAAAATGATTGCCAGGTTGCAAAAGATGGTCAATGAATTAAAAGAATCAAAGACTGTATCTGATAAAGAAGAAAAAGAGTTAGCAGTCATATCTGATTGCTTAACCAGTTTAAAAAGTCAAATAAGAACGCTTATTGATGAAAAAACATACCTTGAAGTCGCATCTGGTTTGTTGAAAGATTCGGGTATCAAGACCAAGATTGTTAAGCAGTATTTGCCTGTTATCAATAAGTTGGTGAACAAATACTTGGCATCATTAGATTTCTTTGTTAACTTTAACCTTGATGAATCATTCAAAGAAACAATCAAGTCTCGCCACAGAGATGAGTTTACCTATAACAATTTTAGTGAAGGTGAAAAACAACGAATCGATATGGCATTGATGTTGACATGGCGTGCTGTGGCGAAATTAAAGAATTCATCAAACACAAACTTATTGATTTTGGATGAAACATTTGATTCTTCATTAGATGCCAATGGTACAGAAGAACTGATGAAAATTCTACATATGTTAGAAGGTGTAAATTTGTTTGTTATCTCACACAAAGGTGATATACTACAAGACAAGTTTGCCAATGTGATACGATTTACTAAAGAGAAAAACTTTTCAAGGATAATGAAATGAGTGATACCTTAATTATTGATACTGGTGCGGCACTATCGCAACCATCGCAACAAGTCCGTGTTGAACCTTTACCTTTATATGATGAAAAACATCCAATGTTGAAAGTTCAGGTACCGGAATACAAACATTCACTACCGAACCCACTCATGGAACTTCTTATCAAACGATTAAAGATGACCATGAAACAATATGGCGGCATAGGTTTGTCTGCCAATCAATGCGGTGTTTTTGAAAGAGTGTTTGTGATTGGCACAGACGAGTTTCAAATTGCCTGTGTTAACCCTAGAATTATAGGCAAGTCACCATCAACAATTAAAGAGAAAGAAGGTTGCCTCTCTTACCCTGGTTTATATCTTAAAATAGACAGACCAGATTGGATTGATGTTGAATACACCGATGAAAATGGACAGTTAGTGCAATCAAGGTTAGAGGGCATAACTGCAAGGTGTTTTCAACATGAACTTGACCACATGAATGGAATTCGTATGACCGACCATGTAGGTCCTGTTGCACTACAAATGGCAAGAAAGAAACAGACAAAAATTACTAAAATGGTCGTTAGAAATAAATTAACATGAAATTGACAATCACACGCCTTAGAAGTGGCACAAACTATAAAACGCCTCTCCATGATATCATGGATTCTTTTTATGAGTTATACAAAGAATATATTTCAAAAAACTCACAACACACTTATGGTGTTTGCAACTTTGGATGGGGTTCTGCCAATCGTAAGAAGTTAGATGATATTCTTGATGCAGATGTTGTAATTATTCCTAGTGAAAATGAATTCTTTCAACACATCAAAGGGTATGTTGACCCAAGACACAAAGAAAGGTCTGATGAATTCATTCATCAAATTGGTGAACACCTTGCGAATAAACATGTTATTCTAATGCGTAGTGACCGTGCCGATAATGAAGAACTATATCGCACAAGAACATTTAAAGACCAATCAATTGGTAAGTTTTCTATCTTTGATGAGATGGATGTTCCTGGTGGTCTACACGGCATGAAATATCACTTCATCAAAGAAAACATGCCTGTGCGATTGTTCGATGATTGGGGAAGAGATTACGATTTCATTTATTGGGGTTGTGATAAACGCAAACTCATTGATAACATTGAATCTGGTGATGAAAGACACCTGGTGTTCAAACGAATTAAGAAAGATGCCAAGTTGAAGTCTTACTTCATTGGCAAATATAACTCAATTGTGCCTGACAAGAAGATAGATTCGATGTATAATCTATTAAACGATTTAACTGGTGCAAGGTCAACTCTCTGCTTTAATTGGTTGGATCCTGCCGCAACAACAAG